TGCCGGAACCGACTCCAACATCAGGCCCATCTCGTACCACGACTTCACGGCAACGACAGACGGGAACGACCTCGTCGCAGTCATCAACGCGGCTGGGTTCGCCCGAGCGGCATGAGAAGCAAGCAGTGAGCACCGACCAGCCAATCGTGTCGGTGCTCACTGCCGTCTGACATGCGAGGAATTCTTCTCAACAACATCAGCGGTAAGCCAGAGGGTGACGCCTCTGTTCCTGCGTGGAGCGATCGCAACGCCTGGAGGGCAAGAGTTGAGCGTCGTTGCGCAGAGGAACGGGTCCGGAACTATCTGGATCTAGCTCGCGAGAATCCTCGCATGGCCAACATGCTCTGGACGATGAGTGATGGCGGCTTTCGATTTGTTGCTTCAAATCAGGATGCTCCCTCCCTAACTCCGGGTACATCGATCACGCCGGGGAACAACACATACCCGGCATATGCGGAGATCCTCTCTGATGCGTCTGTTACTGAAGACTGCTTCGGAATCTTCATCCGTGTAACAGGGATCAACGTGTCTACTACTGCCAAGGATGCGATCTTCAAGATCGGGATTGATACCGCTGGTGGTACAACGTTCGTAGACTTCATTTCTCATCTGTCTGCTTCCTGCGCCCAGTCGACAGCTACGACGGTTGCTGCTGGATGCGTGGACTACTACTTCCCGGTCTTTATCCCAGCGGGAACAGCAATCGCCGCTACATGCAGTGTCAACAACGCAACAGTAGGAACAGCCCGAGTCTTCATCAAGCTGTTCGGGGGAGTTGCCCGTAGAGAGTTGCTCGCATACGGACATGGCGTAGACTCCTTCGGGGAAGTTACGGGAAGCTCTCGTGGCACCACGATCACACCAGGCACCTCTGGTGCCGCCGGAACGTACGTGCAGATGGGATCGAACACGGCTAAGCAATACATGTGGTGGCAGGTCGGCTTTGGCATCAATAACGGGACAATAACGAACCTTGCCTACTGGGTCGACCTGGCCGCTGGTGATGCCACCAACAAGGACATCATCATCTCAGACGAGCAGTATCAGGCCGGAACCCAGGAAGGACTTTCAGGACCCCGCACATACATGAACTACTGGCGGGAAGTCCCCAGCGGTGTCGGGATCTATGCTCGGGCATCTTCCAGTGGTACGCCGGTATCAGGGTGTTCGGCTATCGCTCATGGAGTCTGGTAGCCGATGGCTTTCACCGAACTCTTCCAAGCCGATGCGTCAGTCTCGACTACCGAGTACTCTCTCACCAATGACTCAACGACGATCGCAAACCAAACCACTGATGGGCTGTATCAGGTTCTTCTTCACCTCTCTCCGCTCGATGCACTTGACGTGTTTGATTTCGCGGTGCACGAGAAGGTGTTCTCGGGCGGGACCAGGCGCAAGCATCCTGTCGCCAGGCTTGCAGGACTGCAAGGGGGAGGAGGGGGAACATACGTCTCTCCTCCGTTCATACTCATGCATGGCTGGGACTTCACTCTCCAAAAGATCGCGGGAGCAGACCAGTCGATCTTCTGGAGCATCCGGCAGCTCACACCGACGATCTCCGAGTACAAGCAGTTCGACCAGACAATCACTACGACAGAACATTCTTTCGTCAATGACTCGTCCACCATCGCTACGGATACATCAGACGCTCTCGTGCAGTTGTGGCTAGAGAACAACGCGGTCATGGCGATTGCTGACGTATACGAGTTCGCGAGGTACGAGAAGGTGTACTCGGCGGGAGCACAGCTGAAGGAGATTCTCGCAAGGCCTGCACACTGGAAGGTCGCCGGAACACTAATGGTGACTCCGCTGCTCACCCTTCTGCACGGTTGGGACTTCTCAGGCAAGAAGATCGCGGGTGCTGATCTTCAGTGGAACTGGTCCCTGAGGACGGTGGTGTAGATGAGCAGTTGGTGGTGGCAGCCCCTCCTTCCCAGCGCGGGTGGTCAGAGCATCAACGTCGTTCAGGCGGAAGAGACCGATACCGCTCAGAGCATCGCTCCTCGTCACGATGTTCAGCAGGGGCAAGCGCAGGAAACTGATACAGCGCAAACCGTAACTCCGCGCCACAATGTACAAACAGGGCTTGCTCAGGAGACCGATACCGCCCAACCGATCACTGCACGACACGAGGTGCAGGTTGGCCTGGCAGTAGAGACAGACACCGCTTTCTCCGTAACTCCTTCTGGCCCGATCTTGGTGCCAACTGGACAGGCACTTGAGGCCGATACCGCCCAGTCAGTCATTCCGAGACACGAGGTGCAACTTGGCCAGGCAGCTGAAGCAGATACCGCGCAGACAGTCACTCCTCGGCATGACGTTCAAATCGGCCAGGCTCAAGAAGCAGACACGGCGTTTTCTGTCTCTGCCCGTAGAGACGTTCCGGCAGGCCAAGCAACAGAGACCGACACGGCGCAGACTGTCACCCCGAGACACGATGCCCAAACCGGACAGGCCCAGGAGACCGACACAGCGTTCGCTGTAACTGCTCGGCACGAGAGGCAGGTCGGTCAAGCACAGGAGACGGACACTGCGTTTAGTGTCTCGGCTCAGAAGCGGGTGCAGGTTGGCATGGCGATCGAGATCGACGAGGCTATGGCCGTCAATCCGGCTGGCCCGATTCTCGTGCCCGTTGGACAGGCGCAGGAACTAGACACGGCTTTCGGGATTGTACGAATCAAGCAGGTGCAACTTGCGCTTGCCGCTGAGACGGACACGGCATTCCCCGTCGCGATGTTGCGCCGAGTCAACGTGGGGCAGGCCGTTGAGATTGACGAGGCGATGGCTCTTGTTCTAGAGAAGCGCATCTCCGTTGGACAGGCGATCGAGCTTGACACGGCCTTCTCTCCTCAGGCTCTCAAGCAGGTTCTTGTCGGCATGTCTGTCGAACTCGATACAGCCTTCGCTCTCATCCCGCCGGAAGGACCAGTCATCTTCTCCGAGATCTCTACCGGGCAGATTGAAGTGCCCGGAGCCATTCTGGCTGTTGCTGGATCAGGCCAGGTAGAGTTGCCCTCCTCGGGCCGAGTGAATAGGAACCAAACCGTTGTCTAACGTAGTCACATTCACGAACTATGTTCCGATCCCTCGTTACGACGGCATCCCCTGGACACAAGCCAACATCCAGGAGGCTGTTGCTAGCACTGGTCCGTGGGTCACTCTTGAAACGGTACAGCTTGTTCCTGTCGACGATGATCCTTCGGGTCCACAGCCTCGCAACTTCACGACTGAGCTTGCTCAGCTAACGAACGGCTGGTACCGGATCGTCTTCCTGGACTCCTCGGGAGACCAGCAAGGACCGACCTCTCCTATCCAGGTGCTAGATGAAGTTGGCCCATACATCCCCAGTGTTGCAGATGTGGGCGCACTCATTCGCTCACGAACAAAGGACGGAAGCGGTAATGAGCTGGGAACATTCACCAACGACACGCGTCCGACATCAGCGCAGGTACGGGCGCTCATCAACGAGTCCGTCGCTCAGCTCACAACCAGAACGGGCGCGACCATCCCCGCTGCCCTTCACCCGGCTCTCAAGCACATGGTCACGATCAACACTGCCATGTTCGTTGAGCTCGGGTACTATCCAGAGCAGATCCGGGCCAACAAGAGTGTGTACCCTGAGCTTTACACGCTGCTTCACGGGGCAGATGGCGAAGGAGGCAAGCTAGCTGCCTTCTTGGCTGAGTTCGAGGATTTGACGGCAGAAGAAGGTGGGGCGACGGCGGGCACCACCGACTACTACTTCCCACCGCCTCCAAACTACGTCTGGTGAAAATCATCATGACCACAACCGGCGGGGAGGAGATCTACCGCAAGGCAATGCGGACCTCTGTCGCTGCTGCGGCTCTGCGGCCTGCCTTGGAGAAGATTGGCAAGATTCTTCGCAGTGCGTCTGAGCAGACTTTCAAGTCTCAGGGTCGTCGCGGAGGAGGGTCGTGGAAGAACCTCAAGCCCGCGTCCGTCCGCCGCAAGATGCGTGAGGGGCAGGACCCCCGAATCATGTTCGCCACCGGCGCTCTGTTCCGATCAATGACCACCAGGAGATCATCTCGGAACATTGAGCTGATTGAGGGAGCAAAGATCACCGTCGGGAGCAGCCTGCCTTACTCCGAGGTACAGAATCGAGAGCGTGATCTGATCAAGCTCACCAGAACAGACGTCAAGCAGATCAACAAGACGATCGGTGATCACCTCGTCGGACACTGGCGCGGTCGTAGGCGCAAGGGGTTGATCTGATGCCCACCGTTGGAGTCGGACAGGCAGTAGAGGCTAGCCTCGCTCAGCAGATCAGCATCCTCAAGAGGACGCCGGACTCTTCCGTTGACTATGGAGTGTTCGGCAACATCATCACGGGAACAGAGGTTGAGGCGGCAATGATCTCTACCCTCAGAGATTGGTTGCCAACCTACATCCGTGAGGTGGAGCGACAAGTTGGCCGAGAAGAGGGGGACATCCCGCCGCCGCGTCTGTACGACACAGTCACGGAATTTGACACGTTCGAGGAGGGGCAGCTTCCGCTCTGCCTCGTCGTGTCCCCTGGCCTTGCAGATCGCCCGCGCAGAGACGGGGAGGGAATCTACATCGCCCCCTTCCTCGTAGGGATTGGAGTTATTTGCAGCGCCAGCACAGAACGTGCAACACAGGCCGTCGCGAAGATCTATGGAGCCGCTGTACGGGCCTGTGTGTTGCAGAAGAGACTGCCTGAACTGGGAGGGCAGGTAGCTTGGGTAGACGAGAGCTACGACGACATCCCAGAGATTGAGCAGCGGACTCTGGCCGCCGCTCAGCTGATCTTCACCGTTGAGGTTGACGATGTTGTGTCTTGCATCGGCGGTCCTCTCGCTCCGCCAGCGCCAGAGCAGCAACCTGGTGAGCTCTGGGGCACGGTGGAGACGGTGGAGATCGATGTTGAACGGAAGGAGGAGTAAATGGCGCAGCACCCGAAGTACAAGATCATCGGGGACCACGCCTATGACCTCGCGGACGGGAGTCTGCACGAGCCAGAGACCGAAGTGCAGATCTCCAAGAAGGAGATCGAGCATCCTCACAACCAGATGCTTCTGGCCGAGGGTGTTCTTCTTCCTCTGGGTCCGGCGGGAGAAGAGGCGCAAGAGCAGGCTGCGGCGTCTGCCACAGCCGCGGAGAGAGGGAAGGAGGGATAGTCGATGGCAAGACCAGGAATCGAGGTCATCACGAGGGAGCTCACTCCCCCTCGCTCCGCACCAACTGACACCGGCGTGTGGTTCGTTGTAGGGCTGACTCAGCGTGGTGCCCTCACGCCGATCGAAGTCAACAGCCTGTCTTCGTATCAGTCGAAGTTCGGAGACAGGTCAGGGTTCTCAACTCTGTACGATTCGGTCGAGACCTACTTCCGAGAGGGCGGCGGACGGGTAGTCGTCAGCCGTGCTATTGGGACAGGCTCCGCGACGGCTCTTCGCAACTTGAGCGATGGCGCAGGCACAAGCATCATCGTGAATGCGAACAGCCCAGGTCTCTGGGGAAACAACTTGACCGTCGAGGTGATTGCCGGTTCTCAGGGCGGCACGTTCGTCCTGATCATCCGGTACAACGGCGTTGAAGTCGAGAGGTCTCCTGACCTACTCGACAAAGACGCCGCGCTCGCTTGGGACGCGACGAGCAGCTACGTCGACCTCACGAGCGGTGTCAACGCTGGTGATCCGATTGTCGCAGCAGCGGCAGCACTCACCGGCGGTCTGGACGGAGCAGCCCCCACGGACGCCGAATGGGAGACCGCTCTCAGTAGGCACTTCAAGGATCTGGGTCCTGGCCAGGTCAGCATGCCCGGTCGTACGACGACCCAGGCACACCGAGACACTCTGGAGCACGCAATCGCCAGCAACAGGGTCGCCCTTCTGGACGGCCCTGACACGGCAGTTGTGGCGACTCTCCAGACGTCGGGGCAGTCGTTCCGGTCAGCGGTAGACGCCACGCTCGCTCGGTTCGGCATCATGATGGCTCCGTGGGTCAAGGTGCCCGGGATCACCCTGGGTACAACCAGGACGGTTCCCCCGTCAGCCATCGTCGCTGGACTCATTGCCCGCAACGACGGCGCAGAGGTGAACCAGAACGTTCCGTCTGCCGGAGATCTGGGGATCTCTCGGTGGGCGATCGACCTGAGTCAGACTCCTTGGTCGGACGCTGACCGGCAGACCCTGAACACGTCAAGCATCAGCGTCATCAGGGACATCTACAACAGCATCAGGATGTATGGCTGGCGCACCCTGGTGGACCCCGTTACGCAGCCCAGCTGGATCAACTTCGGCAACAGTCGTCTGCACATGACGATCGCTGCCGAGGGCCATGCGGTCGGAGAGCGGTTTGTCTTCGACCAGCTCGATGGGCAGGGCATCACGATCAACCAGTTCGGAGCCGAGCTCACGGCGATCTTGATGCCTCTCTTCGAAGCGGGCGCTCTGTACGGCACAACGCCGGAGGAGGCGTTCTTCGTAGACGTCGGGCAACAGGTCAACACGCCCGAGACGATCGCGACCAACACCCTCAAGGCAGTCATCTCCGTACGGATGAGTCCGTTCGGTGAGTTGGTGCAGATCGAGATCGTCAAGGTGCCCGTCACGGAGGCGGTGGTCTAGATGGCACGCTCTCGTGGTGGTCCGACCAGGCAGGACACCTACAGCGTCTCGGTGTCCGTCGACGGCGTGAACCTCGGCATCTGGGACAAGATGACCGGGGGTGCCGTGGACTCCGAGGAGTACAAGTACAAGCCGGGTGCAATGGGTCCGACAGTCAGCCTGGGTGGTACCAAGTCGGTCGACAACGTTGTCGTTTCCCGGCTGTATCGCCTGGCGCGAGATCACGATCGCGCTCAGTGGCTGATCAATCGTGTCGGGAATGCCCGGTGCGTCGTCAACAAGCAACCGCTCGACACAGACGGCAATGTGTACGGCAAGCCGATCATCTACCGGGGCACCCTCAAGAGGTGCACGTTCCCGGAGGTCGACAGCGAGTCGAGCAACGCCGGTTTGATCGAGCTCGAAGTAACGCCGGAGGGCAACCCGGTGGCCGCATAGGCCATCGGGTCGTCCATCCACAATAGGGAGGGAGCATGAGCGATCACGATCATGAGGGCTCGCCTGGTGAGGACACGCAGGTGATGCCTTCGACGCCAGCAGACATCGTCGTGCAGGGGATGCCGGAGGTAACGACCTCGATCAAGGAACAGCTTGTCAAGGAACGACAGCGATCTCTTGAAGCGACGGTCTGTTACATCGACGTCCCCGGCTACGGCGGCAGGCTCGTTGCGAGCTACCGCATGATGGACGGGAAGGAACTCGAGATCATCGGCAAGAGGGTAGAGCGCCAGGCCCAGGACCAGGCAGAGAAGCTGGTTTGGGGATCGTGTGACATCCTCATCGCCGCATGCATGGGCTTCTTCCTGCGCGGGGACGACGACAAGCTGTACCCGCTGGTGGCAGACGGGAACCCCGTCAAGTACGACGAGAACCTCGCAGACTTCCTCGAGTACAAGAGTGAGGCCAAGTCTGCGAGAGCCGTAGTGCAGGGCCTCTTCACGAACAAGGACATGGCCCTGGTCCAGCACCAGATCAGGTACACCCGGTGGATGGCTGATCCTTCGAAGGATCCTAACTCGGAGGGAGATCTGCTGGGGGAACTGTGAGCGAGGGCATGCTCGAGCGCCTCGCGATGATAGCAGAATCAAACATGGACCCGATCCGATACACAGATACCAAGGACCCCATCGAGCGTCAACTGATGGAGGCCGTATCGGATCGGGTCCATGATCG